TCTTTACAAGTCAACAGATGCGGGAACGTGGACATTATCAGTTACAACTTCTTAAAACACGTTCATCTAGTGGTGTAGGGTCTAAAATTACATTATCATTTGATAGAGATAGTCTAAAAATCGAAGATGATGTTGACGGACACGATGATGGCGATGGTCAACAAATTTCAAGTGCATTAAATATAATGGATACATTGAAAAAGAAAACAGTTGTCAATGAAGAAACCGAAGAAAAACAAGAAAAAACAGACGCCGCACAGAATTTAAGAGATATGGTCAGATCCAAATCACGTTCATTTCTTGAGTAAAATTGATAAATACAGAAGAACGGAGATTATCAATGAGTAAACCACGTAAAAGTCTTTTTGAAGAATTAAACTCTTTAGCATATTCAAATGAAAGAGAAAGATTCGTAGAACAAAAAGGCGAGAACTTGATTTCTGGAGCAATCAATCTTATCGAATTTATAAATCGAGAGTTTGATGAAGAAACGGCATCTGACTTAACAAAACGATTAGTCAATAGTATTCGCTCTGGCGATCCTAGAAAGTTCAAACGTGGGATCAATTCAGCCAAGGCGAATAAGAAATGACACTAGAGCAACAATTAGACAATCTAAGAAAACTTGCAGGCATATATAAACCATATGCTCCAAAAGAACCTGCTCAAGAAAATATTTCTTATACAGGTACAGAGAAATCAAAACTTCAAAAGAAACATAACATTCAACCAGGAACAGATGAATGGTTTAGACTTTGGTTTGCAAAGCCACATTTAACTGGTGAAACTCCTTTTGGAGGAAATAAATGAAGATAAGAGATATTATAGGTAAAGGTAGAGAACGTAGATTTAGAGGTCCAAGAAAGCCACGTTTAAAACAAGTAGGCTTTCACAAAAAGATGAAAAATCTTTTAGATAATGAAATCTCAGAAGATAAGAATACACATTTAGACCACGCAGAAGAACTTGTGTTTATACAAGGCAATGAAGGTATAAAACGTATTGTAAATTCTTTCTCAACTCTTTTAAATACACTTGATGGACAAGGCGGTGGTGATGCAATTACTACTAAATGGGATGGTGCTCCGGCTGTATTTGCTGGCACAGATCCAGAAGATGGAAAATTCTTTGTAGGTACTAAAGGTGTATTTGCTCAGAAGGCAAAATTAAACAAATCTCCAGAAGATATTGAAACAAATCATCCTGATACAACTAAGAATGATGAGCCTGTAAGTAAAGCAGGGTTACGTAGTAAATTAAATGCATCATTAGAACATTTAAAAGACTTAGGTATTGCAAATGTATTACAAGGTGATTTATTATTCACTAAGGGTGATTTAAAACAAGTTAATATTGAAGGTAAACCACATATTGCATTTAAACCAAATACAATTAGTTATGTTGTACCTGCTGATAGTGATACTGCTAAAGCAATGATGGCGGCAGAGTTAGGTATTGTATTCCATACAAGTTATGAAGGCAATAGTATGGAAGAAATGAAAGCAAAATTTGGATTTGATGCAAGTGAACTAAGACCATCATCAAAAGTTTGGTTTACAGATGCAAGAATTAAAGACGTATCTGGTCAAGTACAGTTATCAAAAGAAAATAGTGCAAAGATACGTTCAGCGATAAAAGAATTAAGTGCAATGTCAGTTGATGAAGATACTTTCAAAGCAATTAATCAGAAGATTGGTGGACTAGAACTAGTTCACGAAATAAAAGCACACGCAAACTTACCAATTAGAAATGGACAAGCATTAGAACAAGATGCAGATAAATTTGCAAATGACTTTTTAGTAAAATTACAAAATAAATTTGACGATGCAGTAGCAAAATTAAAAACAGGACCTGAAGGAAAAGCAGGTCAGGCTAAATTACAGGCTAAAGCAGAAGTTGAACAAATTATAAATAACAATAAGAAAAATATTGCTGATATGTATCGTGCATATTTAAAATCTGAGGCAGTTAAGATGATGTTTCAGAGAAAAATGAAGAACATAAAAGCAATAGATAGTTTTATAGAGCAACCAGACGGTTCTTTTAAAGTAACAGACCCTGAAGGTTTCGTAATTGTGGATCAAATAGGCAGAGCAATGAAAATAGTCGATAGATTAGAATTCAGTGCGGCCAACTTTGCAAAGGATTAATATGATGTTAAGTAAAGAATGCAAAGCACATCTAAAAGAATCAGGAATGGGTCCGTTTGAACACGCCCGTTTCGCATTAGGAATTGCATTCGAACTTCAGGTTGCAACTGCGGCTTTAGTTGTTCACGCAGTGGCTCCAAGATGTTGTAAAACATATGCAAGTGATAAAATTTTAGATATTGCGGAACGTTTAAAAGAGATGAAAAATGGAAAGTAAATTAAAATTAATACCTGATTTAACTGAAAGCAGATTATTCAGAACAAGACAAAATCAAAGTAAGTTAAACGTAGATGATGCGGCAGAATTAACATTTGCATATTTTATGATTTTAAATATGTTTAATAAAGATTATGAATTTGCTCCATTGGCAAAAGATTATGCTAATAGAACAATGCAATATCGTAATTTTGATTACTTTAGAATGAGTGGTACAGATTTATATGCAACACTAAATCGTATGATGGGTAAACAACAAGATTTAGATGACGAAAGAGATAAGATTGCAATTAGTCGTATCAATATAAAAAGACAAGACGTACTAAGATATCTAAATCATATTGGTTCAAGTAAATCAGACGCAGGATTTGAACAAAGAATGTTATTAAGATTTCAACGTGACTTAAATATACAAGATAGTATGTTAAGGTCTATGAGAAGATTGGTAGCAGATTGGGATAATCTAAATCAAAATCAAAAAGCACTAGTTACTACAAGAATGATGCAATATACACGTGCAAAAGCAATGCGTAGTGAACTAATGCCTGCTCTAAAATCGTTTCAAAAACGTGGAAACTACATAGTTAACGATGAAAAAGATACTAAAAAGAGCATTTGGAACAATCCAATAACTAAAACGGCGGCGGCCGCGGCTGTTATATACGGTGCCCGTAAAGCAGGTAAGGCTCTAGGTAAGACTACATATCAAACAGGTCGTACATTAGGAAATAAATACCAAAATCGTGGTAAATAAGGCCCATTTTTCCTCAAAAAATGATAAATAAAAGCATAGAGCGATATAATTATATGCTCAAATAAATTCATTTAGGAGAACTAAAATGGCAAAAGTACACGAAACATATTCAGCAGGTCAATTCCTTACTGGTAACTTAAATCACTTCACAGTGACAAAAACTGGTATGGCTTCATCTGACCTAAAAGCAATCATTGAAGGTGCTGGCACAAGAGCAACAGTTGTTCTTGTTGGTGCAATCGATGGTAACGATGTAAGAATTGCAGTAGAAAACAACGGCGCTTGGGATGCCGCTGGTCTAGACGCGGCTCTAGGAGCAGACTTCTCAGTGGCGGATTTCGCTTACTAATTTTACCCCCCTGGACGTTAGTCCAACCCCACACTTTGCGTGTATTAAAAGGCCCGGTTTTTAATCGGGTCTTTTTTTATTATATACAAAGATAAATATAAGTAATATAAAGCATATTGGAGTAAACTTATGGCAAAGATACACGGCGCGGCATCGGCAGGAGAAAATCTAACAGGGAACATAAATTTCTATACGATTTATGTAAAACAATTAGATATGACTGCTACAGGAAATGTTGCAGAACAGTCACAACAAAATTTTGATGATGTTGTGAACTTAATCTCTTTGGTAGCACAACCTATTGTTATGAATAACCCTTTGTCAGTTACATTAGACGGTCTAGCACCATCAATGACTGGTCCTGGTATGTTATTTAAGTTTGCAGTAGAGCATCCAAGAGTTTTTGAAAGAAACGGAGACAACGTTTCAGTTCTAAAAGAACTATTTGAAGGCGTACAAATCGAAAATACTGTACTTCAAGAAGGTACAAACATCGAATTTGTAATGTCTGACATTCTATAAACAATTTCTATTAAATTTCAAGGCGGAGAGAGCAATTTCTCCGTCTTTTCTTTTCTATTCATAGATAACCTTTGGACCTAACAATGATAAATACAAACAATGGGATTTAATCTCAAGTAGGAGTTATTTTTTATGTCAGATATAGATGCAAAATTGGCGGCACTAGAAACAGAGAGTTTAGAAACTCACGTAGCAGTTTGCCACGAAAGATATAAAAATTTAGATACAAGTATTAATAGATTAGAAGGTCTAATTGAAAAGAATGCGTCTGATACTAAAGAAGGATTAGGCGAATTAAAGAAAATAATCATTTGGGCAACTTCAACTCTATTTGGAACTATGTTACTTGCATTACTTACATCAGTCTTTGGAGGACTATAATGTTATTAAATGAAGTAACAGATGATGTATACGAAGCCAAACTGGTTTATGCTCGTAAGGGCAGACAAGTTGTACGTAAATATCGTTGTTCATCAGGTCGTCTAAAAGGTAAAACAGTATCTAACCCAAGTGCTTGTTTTAAACCAGTAGATATTAAAAAAAGATTTACTCTTGCTAGAACAAAAGCAAAAATGGGTGCTAGATTAAAAAGAAAGTCTGCTATGACTAGAAGAATGAATCCAGCAAGTAGACGTTTGAAAACGTTGAACAAACGATAAGAGGAGATAGAGCAATGGAATTAAAAAAAGATATTATGAATTCAATGAACGAAGATATTTCTGATAAGATTGCAGATATTGCCGATTTAGTTGGTGAGAAAGAAGAAGTTGTTCGTGATAGATTAAAAACTTTAAACTTTCGTGATTACATTGAACTATCGAAAGCAGTTAGAAATACAGAAATGGAAAAAGCAAGAGATATTCTTGGGCTTGGACTTGAAGAAACAGAGTACAAGTATGATGGAAAACTTGTACATATTTCTAAAGAAGAATTTAAAAAAGTAAGCGGTGACTACAAGAACGATACACCAGGTGAAGAACGTATGGTTATTTTAGATCCTGAGTCAGGTGCTACAATTTCAGTACCAGTTAAATTTATTGGTGAAGAAATTGAAGAAGTAAATGAAGACGAAAAAAAGGTTGCGGCGGATATTAAAGATTATGTTGATGACCACAAAAAACATTTTGATGCGTATCCAATGGACGTAGAAGTTGACGATAAGATTTATGATTATGATGAATACTGGAAAATATTAGACAAGTATTATCCAGTTAATGAATATAGTCAAGGTGGAACACAAGGTACAATGACACCAGGTGAAATGAGAGGCGCACAAGCACAAGCAGGCGCTCAACAAGGTCAAGAAACGACTCCACAGAATAAAACTAAAAAAGCACAAGCAATGATGCGTTTAGGTAAAAAGAATTTAGGCGGAGCAACTGCACAACAGGCGGCTGATGCACTAGATAAAGCAGGACAAGGTAAACCATTAACACCAATTCAGCGTAAGGCAATGGCTCAACAAGCGGCCAGCGTTGACCAGTTAGCGGCAGATCCAAAAACTGCAACACAATTTAGAAACTTATTAAATAAACTTAATAAGTAATAGGGGTAGTATATGAGATTAAAAGAAGTATTAGGTGGATTATACGTTATGGTTACTGAGGAAGAAAATGATTTAATTATGAAGTATTTCTCAGAAAACGAATACGTAAATGAAACTCAATTAACTGAAAGAGAACAGGTAATTGCAAATAGACTATCACACAAAGGTGTTCTTATGCCATCTTTAAGAGGGTATAGGACAGTATAACGGAGGACTTTATGACGGCACCAAGCAAAAAAGATGTAGATTCAATGGCGAACATTCTTAGAGCAATGTCAGGCGATAAGAGTGGTTTGATATCAGAGGCATCTAATAACCAGGTACAGGGTAACGATAACGTAGATATTACTCCAGGCGTTAAAAAAGCAGATATTAAGGCTATGGAAAATATTATGAAAAACTTTCAAAATGCAACATCTAACGTTGCACAGAAAGTTGCTACAACTATTAACGAGGCCAAAAAAACCGAAAAAGGTATTCAAGTAGGTTATTATTCAGTTGAGAAAACATCTGATGAGGCATATGATATTAAAGACAGTAGAACACAAGATACTCTTTTTGAAAGTATTCGTCTTTATGAGACTGCATATGTAATCGTTAAACATCTCAATAAGGGTAAGAAAATCAATTCAGAAGATATTACTAAGGTAATTTCCGCAAATGCAATATTTGAAAAGTATTATTACGATGCTTTACAACACAAACATTCATACAAAGTTGCTAAAAAACGTGGTGATTTACATAAAATGGATATCGCTGAGGCTCGTTTTAGTCGTTCTAAGTCAGAAGCCAAACAGGCAAAATCGCAGATTTCTAAGATTTTCGAATCAGAGAAAAATTAAATCCACGAATTTAATCCAAAAAGATAAATACATAGTATAAACTATTATGTAATGGGGCAATAACCATGAGAAGTACAAATTTTTTTAAAACAGATACGATAGCAGTATCGTCACGTTTAAATGAGTTTTTGAAAAGAAATTTCGATTATGAAATCGAAGGTGATATCGATACTCTACGTGAGGCGAAAGCAAAACTGGAAGCAAAAAAGCGTGATATGAATCCAGACTTTCAGGATCGTTCATATGTTGAAACTATGCTTATGCTTGAAACTATCAAAGCATTATTAAAAGCACACAATGAAAACGAAGTGAACGAAGGCGGAAAACACAAGTATGTGTCAGACGCACAACGTAAGGCTGTTCACGCCAAGAAAGCCGAAGCAAAAAATGAAACAAAGGAACCAGAGATGGAAAAAGAAACTAAAAAAGTGGAAGAGAAATCAGTCGAGGCTCCTAAAGAAGAAAATTTAGAAGAATCACTTTTAGACCAGTTAAACAAACTATTAGAAGGTGATGCGGCTGAGGCAGAAATCACAATGGCGGCACGTGGTATCGTTGATGAACTACAAGACGTTGTTGAGAAATTAGGTAAGATTCAAAATGACCAATTAGGTCCACTTGCAGATGAAATGGCTTATACACATGGACCAGAACAAGCTGAACAATTTAAATCTAGTGTTGACCAAGCGATTGCAGGTCTTTTAGACTCTGCACGTTCAACAAAAGATGCAGTAAATAGTGCGGCTCTAGTTCTTTCAGGTGAAGCACCGGCATCAGATATGGAACCAGCAACAACTGAAATTGGTGGTGATATGGAAGATGATATGAAAGATGACATTGAAGCTGATTTATCAGGCGGAGATGAGGCATCTTCTGGTGAAGTAGATGAGCCACTTGGTCGTTCAAAAAGAGACTAAAAATGAAGTTAACTAGTCTTTTAAATGAAGACAAGAATTATCAAGCACAACTACGCAATGACTTGAATGCGTATCTTGTTCGCTTGAAAGCAAATGATATTGGTACTGTAGGTACCGATATGATGGTAGACGAACTAAATGATATGGGCTACAGTGTTACTCCAGAAAGTTTAGTTGACATGTTAGCCAATAGCAAGTATATCAGCAAAGTTACTCTAGACACTATTGACTTGAAAGGAGCCCCATCCTCTCAAGGCCAAGATGCAGAAAAAGATAAAGAGAAAGTTTCTAAACTTGCTATAAAAACTGCACAGAAGAGGATAAAATAATGGCGTTAATAATTAAAGGCAATACAAATATTGTTTCAAAAAAAGATGCTAAAGCGAAAGCTATAATTGAATCTGAAAAGCAAAGAGCAAATGGTTTAGAAGGATTAACACCTGCAAGAAAAGAATTACGTCAAGAAATTTTGAATGCTAAAAGACATCGTGAATTTATGGCAAAAGTTGCAGAAAAAGAAAACGTAAAATCTAAAGTAAATAATGCAGAACTTACTGAGGTAATTACAACTACAGAAGTCGTAGTAGAAACAAAACCAGAAGTAGCAATTCAAGAGGCAGAAAAGTCAGTCCCATTAGCATCAAGACCAGATTTTGAGTCCATGACTAAAAAAGAATTAGATGAATGGGCAGAAGAAAACTTAGGTCTTGCATTAGATAGAAGAAAAACAAAAGCATCAATGATTGAAGAAATCAATCAAAATATGTAATTTTACTCTTGTAATCTCTTTGAAAATGTAGTATAATAGATGTACTATGCTCAAAGAACGATACAAGTATGACCCCCTAAAAAGAGTTGAAGTAGATGGTGTTCGACATTATCAAACACCTAATGGCAAACCTTTGCCTAGTGTAACTACTGTATTAGATGCTCTTAAAGATAAAACATCACTGTACGAATGGAGAAAACGAGTAGGCGATGAAGAGGCTAATCGTATTACTAAACTTGCCACAGGAATAGGAACTCAAGTTCACTTACATATTGAAAAGTATATACTTGAAGAAAACAGACCTGGTGGAACAAATCTTATTCATCAAATGGCAAAAGAATTATCTGATATTGTGATTGAAAAAGGATTATCAAATGTAGATGAAGTTTGGGGTACAGAAGTTCCTTTGTATTATCCTGGTTTATATGCAGGAACTACAGATTGTGTTGGAGTATGGAAAGGTAAACCAGCTATTATAGATTTTAAAACGTCACGTAAACCAAAAAAGAAAGAATGGATTTCAGATTACTTCTTACAAGGCTCGGCATATGCGGCCGCACATAATGAAGTTTATGGAACTGATATAAAAACTACTGTAATTATGATGATTGGTTGGGATAAAGAATCAGACAATATGGGTAATTATCAAGAATTTGTCGTAGAGAATGACGAATTTGATAAGTTTAGTCTTGATTGGGCAGGCAAGGTTCAAGAGTATTTTGATAAATACAAGTAGAATTTAGGAGTTTTAAATGTCCACAACTAATAATGTTAAAATTTTACTAAGACGTGGTTTAAGAAAAGACGTAAGTGCAGATACACTAGAAACAGGAGAGTTAGGATTTACAAATGATACTAACCAATTGTTTGTAGGTATTGATGATGCAGTTAACGAAATTCAATTTGACCCGTTTGCAAACGCACAAGCAGTAATTCAATCTTGGTTAAATTCAGCCGATAATCCAGAACCTGGATTAACAGTAGACGAAGACCTTGTAATTAGAAATGTAACAGATATAAATGCAGTATTAGGTGCAATGCACTATTTTACTCAAACACTAGTTTTTGATGGACAAGTAAATTTTAATTTAGGTGAAACACTTTGTCAATATAAAGAGGCAACACCTGCACCAAATCAAACTTGGGAAAAATTTGCTGAAGGCGAAATTCTAACTTCAACAATCGACACAGTAAATAACACAACAACAGTTACGGCAAAAGTCTCAGAACAATCAGAATATGCACCATCAGGTTTTTATAGTGAAACTGTATCAGATGAAGATGAATATTACTTTGACACTACGACAACAGGAACTATAGAACCTGTAAAAGCAATAAGTGTAAGTGGTACAAATGAATTTATAGCAAGTTTATTTGGTAGAGCAAGAAAGAACGTAGAAGTAGTAACAGAAAATACATTTAATCAAATGTTTACAGACCAACATCTTCAATCATTAGATACATCTACAGGTTTACGTTCAAGTCTATATAAAAAAGAATTATCTGGGACTACTGGAACGTTTTTATCATATGATAAAAATATATGTACTACTTTCTTTATTGATTATTCTTTAAAGCAAGTAGGTACTACGGCTACTTTTGTTCGTGTAGGAACAATCAAAGTTATCAACGGAGTCCCTCAAGGTATAACTCAAGTTAAACTTACAGATGATAATACTGAAATTTGGCAAGACATCAATACAAACAATACGGCAGATGTAGATGAATTTTCTAATATAGAATTTACATCAGCGATTGATGGTGATAATGTTAAATTTAATTATACACAAGATGCAGGTTTTACTACAGAAATAAGTTATACTGTTAAACGATGGACAATGTAAATGCATGATAAAGCAACTTTGCTTTATGAGTGGCGTCAACTTAGATTAAACTTACAAAAAGAATACTCTCAAAAGCAACTTCAAGAATTAGTAAATTGGTTAGCCAGATTAAATCCGGCAGTCCATGGATTTAATTTTGATGACATGACTACTTGGCCCGATATATGGGAATATATAAGCGAAGGGTATTATACTAGAAGTGGTAATGGTCTTGCATGTTTCTACACATTACATCATGCACAGCCCAAAAAAGATAATCAGTTATGGTTAGTACATGATTTATATTTTGGTGATATGTTTTTAGTTGCATACAGTGAAGGATACATATTGAATAGACCAGATAACAAATTATGTAGCTATAACAACGTAAAAAAAGACTTGGATATTCTTAAAAAGTATGATACAAATGATATCATAACTACACTGAAATATAGTAGGTAATAAATATATATAATGGAAGCAATAGATAAACATTTAGAAAAAAGATATGAACAAGGTTTTGTTACAGAAGTCGAAGCCTATACATTACCACCTGGGTTAAACGAAGATGTGGTAACAAAAATATCACAGTTTAAAAAAGAACCACAGTGGTTATTAGACTGGAGACTTAAGGCATATAATAGATGGCTTAAAATGGAAGAACCTAAATGGTCTGAATTAGATATTGAACCAATAGATTATCAGGCTATATCATATTATTCTACACCAAAGCCTAAACTTAATTCTATAGATGAAGTTGATCCAGAAGTATTAGCAACATTTGAAAAATTAGGTATACCAACACAAGAACAAGCGGCTTTGGCAGGTGTGGCTGTAGATGCCGTATTTGATAGTGTTTCAGTTGCAACAACATTTAAAGAAGAATTATCAAAGCAAGGTATTATATTTTGCTCATTTGGTGAGGCAGTACAAGAACATCCTGAGTTAGTAAAAAAATATCTTGGTTCAGTAATACCAATTACTGATAATTATTTTGCTTGTTTAAATTCAGCAGTATTTACAGATGGATCTTTTTGTTATATTCCAAAAGGCGTAAGATGTCCAATGGAACTTTCAACATATTTTAGAATTAATCAAGCAAACACAGGACAGTTTGAAAGAACATTAATTGTTGCAGAAGACGATAGTTATGTATCATATCTTGAAGGATGTACTGCACCTGCTAGAGATGAAAATCAATTACACGCGGCCTGTGTTGAAATTGTAGCAAAAGATAGAGCGGAAGTAAAATATTCAACTGTACAAAATTGGTATCCAGGTGATCCTGAAACAGGAAAAGGTGGAGTTTACAATTTTGTTACTAAAAGAGCAATGTGTAAAGGATACAAAAGTAGAGTAACTTGGACTCAAGTTGAAACAGGATCTGCATTGACTTGGAAGTATCCAAGTTGTATATTAAAAGGTGATGAGTCTCAAGGAGAATTTTATAGTGTAGCAATATCAACTGGAAGACAACAGGCTGATACAGGTACTAAAATGATACACTTGGGTAAAAATACATCTTCAACAATAATATCAAAAGGCATTTCTGCAAAATATGGCAAACAAACATATAGAGGAAAAGTCAAATTAAATAGACGAGCAGGTAATAGTAAATCTACAAATTTTACACAATGTGATAGTATGTTAATTGGCGATAAATGTGCGGCCATTACAATACCTTACATAGAAAACGAAGGTGCTGGAGCATCTATAAATCACGAGGCAACAACGTCAAGAGTATCAGATGCAATGATATTTTATTGTAGAAGTCGTGGTTTAGATGAAGAACAAGCAACTAACTTAATTGTTAATGGCTTTGTAAAAGATGTTATCCAAAGATTACCTATGGAATTCGCAGTTGAGGCTAATAAGTTATTAGAAGTAACACTTGAAGGCTCAGTGGGATAAATACGTACATAATAAACAATATAAATACGGGAAGAAGGATGTTAAAAGAAAAACGATACGAAGAAGGTGATATTGTTACACTTGTTTTGACTGGTGGACAAGAATTACTAGGTAAGTTTGTTAGTGAAAGTGGAGATTATTTTATTATTAAAAAACCATTAACATTAATGTATGGTCAGAAAATTTCATTTCAACCATTTACAGTTACTGGTGATAGTGAAAACGAAGTTGTTTTACACGCAGATAAGATAGTTTCAGTTTTAAAAACAAACTCAGAAACAACAAAAGCATACACGGCCGCAACTGCAGGCGTGATTGCACCAGAGAAAAAAGGATTGATTACATAATGCCTTTAACTGCTAGAACTACAGATAGTACAACTGCACACTCTCCTTGTGGGCCTGGACAATGCAGTGCAGGATCAAATAATGTTTTTATAAACAATTTGCCTGCATTCAGAGTTACAGATAAAAACACACCTCACGGTTTTATTTTATGTGTACCTCATACTACACCATTATCACAAGGATCACCAAATGTATTTGTTAATGGATTACCATTAGGTAGATTAGGTGACAAGTTTAGTTGTGGTATTGCAGTTGCTAGTGGTTCATCAAATGTAATCACCAACGGATAACACAATGGCAAGTGAAGCAGAATTAGAAAGGCTGTATCAAGAATTTCGTAACGCAGGAGGTGGTGCTTATACTTTCTCTAATACGAATTTAACACCTTCACAATTCTATGATTCAACTGCATCATTAGGTCTAACACCTGCTCAACAGGCGGCTCTGTTAGCACAACAAGAACAATTCAATAGACAATCAGCATTATCAACTATCGCAAGTGAATTGGCGGCAAATAATTTTAGCAATCCATATACTGCACGTGCAGATAATAGTTTAGGTATTATACAAAATTTTGCATTAAATCCTACATTGGCAACCATAGCAGGTATGGCAGGTGCATTAGGAAGTTTTTCTACATTAGAAAAAGCGGCCATATTTGCAGGTATATTAGAGGCAACAGGTGTAGATTTAGAAAAAGTAATTAAAATTGGCGGACTGGCGGCATTGGGTATTGCAATGTTTAATTCTTTAAAAAATCATACTGCTGGTCAAATGAATAATTTACCTCAAACATTATCAGATGCAAGTGCATTATCAGGTATGAATGAACAATTTGGTGAACAAAGAGAAAGTTGTTCTTTTTTTAATGAGATAATGGGAATACTAAGTGGTGCGTTTGATGGTACTATGGATTTCATTGATACTGCAATGGAAAAACTAAATGGGTTTTTGCAACAAACAGGAGTATCTGGATTGATAACAGATATTACAAATGCTATCAATGGTGCTGGTGGGGTTATAGGTGATGTTATCAATGCAGTAGTAAATGCAATAGGACAAGTAACAAATGCAATCAGTGGAGCATTAGGAGAGATTGGCAGTTTAGTAGGCAAGGCCATAAATGCTATTGCTGATATAACAAATCAAATTGCAAAAGAGGCAGAAAAATTATTAAATCTTGCGGCAGAATTGGCAAGTAAGGCATTAGCATTAGCAATGGCGGCGGCCGCATTAGACCCTTGTCAAATTGCAGTTATCTTGAATACAGGAAGTCAAGATATGAAGAATGCAGTATCAAAATTAAATACTCCATTAGATACAGGAAATAAAATTCCTACAACTGTTGATACTAGAGCGGATGCTGATACAGTTATTAAAACTATGGATCAAGCAAAACGAGAGGCTTCACAAGCACCTGGAGTCCCACAGTCTCCATTTACACAAACAGGCAAGAAACATCAACCATTAGATGCATATCTTCATAATTTATTTGGAGAAATTGCAGGTATATTTGGCGATACATTTGAGGCATTAAAAGATGCAGTAGGTGGTACTGCTATTACTACAGGAAATAATACAGGTTCTGCACCATCTTCATCAGATACTACGCCACCAAAAACAACTACAACAATTTCAAGTGATGCTTGGAGACAATGGCAAGGTACTTTTTCAAATGATTTATTAGCATTAAAAAGAGATATAAAATCTTTAAAAGTTACAATAAATCGTTCAGTAACATTTGGTACATTCTCTACAGAAGATTTAAAGAAACAAGCGATTATATTATCTGAACAACTTACAGATAATGAAACTGCGGTTACGGCTGAATTAAAAAGTGCAAACTCTCAATTAGTTTATGAATCTGAAGGAAACAAACTAAGAATTCAAACAAGAGAAGATGAGAAGATGGCATTGTTTAACAGTAAAGTTGGACCACATACTCAAAGACTAATATCACGTGTAACAAGAGAACTACAACAAGCAAGAAGTAGTTGGAATTCAATAGATGAAAACGTGTTTTATACTGACTAAATTGATAAATACAATTAGGAGTTAAAAAATGCGTGTAGAAGAAATCATTAAATCAGTAGAAGAAGGTATAAACGACCCTCACATTTTTAAAGCAGTGTTTATGGCAGGCGGACCTGGTTCTGGCAAGTCATTTGTTGCTGATAAAATGCTTAAAGGTACTGGTTTAAAAATGGTAAACTCAGACCAAGTCTTTGAACTTATTATGAACAAAGACGGTATCGAAATGACTCCAGATAATGTTGGCAGTGATGCAGGACAAGAAAGACGAGAAAAAGCAAAAACTCTTACAATTAAAAGAAAAGATATTTTCTTAGACGGAAAACTTGGTGTTGTTATTGATGGCACTGGTAAAGATGTTATGAAAATTGGTAAGATTAAAGAACGTCTTGAAAATCTAGGTTATGATAGTATGATGCTTTTTGTTAATACTAGTTTAGATGTTGCATTACAAAGAAATGAGAAAAGAGATAGAAGTGTACCAGAAGATATGGTAAAAGATATGTGGAAACAGGTACAAGACAATATTATGAAATTTCAACAAATGTTTGGTGCTCCAAACTTCTATGTTGTTGATAACTCAGGTGGACTAGAAGATCCAAATAGACAAAAGAACTTTGCTAAAGTAGATAGAGCGATTGATAAATTCTTAGTTCAACCGCCAACAAAACGTGTTGCTAGACAATGGATTCAAGCAAATACGAAAACTTACGATCCAAAATAATCATTGACATTGACGAATAAATACTGTATTCTTATAGAAAGAATATAGGTGACTAGTGGATACATTTTTAGATTACAGAAAAGACATTGATTTAGACTTTTTAAAAACAACACACGTACATTATTGTACGCCTTGTTACGGAGGTCAAATAAGCGAACCTTATTTTCGTAGTTGGAGTAAAGCACATATGATGTTTACTAAACACGAAATTCCATATTCAATTACAACATCAGCAAACGAATCTTTAGTATCAAGAGCAAGATGTCATATGGTTGCTTATATGATGGCAAATCCAAAAGCAACTCATTTGATGTTTATTGATGCAGATATAAATTTTGATGCACTTGATATTTTACATATGTTACAACACGACAAAGATATCATCATTGGAGGTTATCCAAAGAAAGATTTAGATTGGCGTGGTATCGAAAGAAAAGTTATGCAAGGTAAAGCAAAAAATATAGAAGAACTAAAAGAGGCAGGTTCTAATTATGCATTAAACTTTGATTGGGATATAGAAGAAGAAACAAATAAAAGAACATTGAAAGTAAAAGATGGTTTAGTAAAATTACGTGATGCGGCCACAGGTTTTATGTTAATCAAACGTTCAGTATTTGAAAGAATGATTACTGCATATCCTGATTTATATTTTGAAAATGATTTAAATTTAGATGAAAACTTTGCAAAGTGGACTTATTTGTTTTTTGATGTAATGCACGAAAAAGAAACTAAGAGATATTTAAGTGAAGACTACGCATTCTGTAGAAGATGGCAGGCTATTGGTGGTGAGGTTTGGCTAGACCCTCTTGTTAATCTAGACCATATCGGACATTTTCATTTTAAAGGAAATATAAACAGAATCTTTTATAACAAATAAAAAGCCGACCTAAGCCGGCTCTTTATTACTCACCGTTTATAAATTTAAGTTCTTCATCTGTGTAAGGCCACATAATTCACTTCCTCTTTTCGTTTACTTTTTTTATCGAGGATGCCTCTACCGACATCATCTGAAATTAAAATAGTTGTCGTTAAAAAGACTGCCAAAATTCTGACGAACTTAGGCAACCTCCTTGCCACACATTAAATGTTTGGCTTCTTTGTGATAGCCTTGTCTTGCTAATTCACTTGCCGCTCTCATACGGCCAATATGTTCAAACCACGATACAAGTCTTTTATACATAAATTAAACCCACCCTCTCAGATTTGGGTTAATTGTTCCGTAAGTAATTCTTTTTTGTCTCTGTTCTAAATCAACCAAATCTACTGAATTAGATAGATATACTTCAATAGGGTCTTTTCTTTCCCAACCCCATTTAAACGTAAATAATTTTTTAATAAAGTTCATTATTAGTTCTCCTATTAGTTTTCTTTATAGTATGTTGGTGCTTTACCTGTTAAGCACATTTGCTCGTAAGCATATTTCCAATCTTTTTTATATTCTGTTTTTGCCCAGACCATATACTCCCTGTGGCTAACCTTATGGTTATCCATAAAGAAGTTTAGTAGGGCATCGAAAAAATTCGTTACCATTCTTAACTCCGTTCTCTAAAATGTAGATGCTTAAGGATAGCAATACCCCGGTCTCTCCCGGCGCCGCTCTTGTAAGGCATGGGTTATGCCACGGTCTTTCCCTGTCGCCAACACAATGTAAACTTTGGAGAAGTTTAGCAAATTGCGTCCACTTTTATTTATACTAAATATGACTGAAAAACGTCAGAAATACTGTCTTTTTTCGACAATCCCGGTATGTGGAAAATGCAAGGCTAAGTCATACAATGTATAACGATAGAACATACCTAAATTAACTATTGATTTTGTCTTTCGAATATGATATTATAGATAGAACAGTAGGAGAATATATGAATTGGAAACAAAAAATAATAGATCCAAAAGATAAAACTAATGCTATCAACTCAAGTTGGTTGAATTTAGGTAATCATATTTTGATAGCAGGGTTTATTGGTTTCATTGTTTTTGTAATAATGGCTAGTTACTAAGGAGAAAATATGTCAGAATTCAAAGTAGTCAAATGTGCAAAGTACGGAAAAGAAATGCCTGCACTTGATAAAGCACCCTTTCCAGGAGAGGAAGGAAAAAGAATATTAGAGAATATCTCGGCAGATGCTTGGCACGAATGGTTGAATTTTCAAACAATTCTTATCAACGAGAATAGACTAAATTTGATGAATGCAGATGCTAGAAAATTCTTAGCAGAAAAAAGAGAAGTTTTCTTATTTCAACCTGGTGAATTAGCAATGCCTTCAGCATACACCCCTCCAGTACCTAAATTTGATTAAGGAAAGTATTAATGGAACTCTTTGTCAAAACTCATCTCAGTGGTGATAAACTAAATAGTAATGGTACAGTAAGAGGTGCAGAACTATTTGAATATGCAGATGTGGCAGGATATACTTTCTGTAATGAAAAGTTTTTGCTACATAGACCAGACTTAATGGTTGCAACTAATAATGCTGATTTTAAATTTCTCAGCCCTGCGTATGCGTATGGGTTTGTTGAAGTTTTTGCAGAAGTAGGAGAAGTAACTCCTGCAAGAATAGATGTAAGAATTAAGATGATGGTAAGAGATAATAAAGATAGTGAATGGAGAGATTGTCTCAGAGGAACATTTAGTTTTACTGTGATTAGTAGAGAAACAAGAAAGATACATAGGTTGACGAAAGAGGAAATGTATGAAATTAAAAGGTAACGTTTTAGTAACTGGAGGCGCAGGATATATAGGTGTCGAGTTAGTTAATCAGTTATTAGAATTTGGTTACGGTGTTACTGTACTTGATAAAAAAGATTATCAGTTATTTAACAAAGGCGTAAGATACATACAAGGTGATTTACAAAACGCCGCAAGATGCGTGATGGCTTGTGCCAATCAAGATTACGTAGTTCATCTTGGCGGTAAACCTCGTATACCAGAAAGTTTCGTTAATCCAGATGCATACTTTGACGATAATGTTGTTGGTACAAGAAATATACTAACAGCCGCATCGGCAGTTGGTGTATCTAAATTTATTTTTGCAAGTAGTAGTTCAGTGTATGGAAATAATCCTACTCCACATAAACCATATCATAAACCTGATCCATTAAACTATTATGCAATGACAAAATTATTTGGTGAACATCTTTGTAAACAATATAAGAATATGTTTGATTTGAATTATAATATCTTGCGTTTCTTTACAGTTTACTCAGTAAATCAACCAAGTGATAATGAGGGCGGTCTAATGATTGGTAAGTTTGCCAGACTTGCTAAAGAAGATAAAGCATTAACTATACACGGTGATGGTCACTTTAAGAGAGATTATATACACGTGAATGATGTAGTTTCTGGGATTATCACAAGTTTAGAATCAAAAGTAAAGAATGAAATCTTTAATCTTGGTAGTGGTGAAAATATATCTGTAAATGAAGTAGTAGATATTATCAGAGAATTTAAACCAGATGTGAAAACAGTAAACTTGAATCAACCAAGAGGATATGCTATCGATACTTTAGCAGATATATCAAAGGCAAGAAAACTTTTAGGTTGGGCACCCGAAGTAAATCAAAAAGAAGGAATAAGAGCAACATTTAAAGAAATACTAAAATGACAATAATATCAGGATTAGGATTGTTAGGATGCGGAATGGTCGTGACAATAGTGTTTTGGGTTATATTATCTAAAGCATTTGAATATGAAAGAAAACAATTAGATGAACGAAGTGTACAAAAAATTAGACGAGAAGATTAAAGAACTAAACTCTACTAGAGTATTTAAGAAAGTCACTCCTAAAGGTGATTTGTCTTGGTATGTAAAGTGGATGTCAAGTTTTTTAATTTTGATGGCAGTAGTTTATAGAAGTATAGGATTACACGAATATGATATGTGGTTCAGTATCTTTGGAACTGCCGGATGGTTCTGGGTAGGTATGCTTTGGCACGATAGAGCATTAATATTATTAAATGGCACATTGACTACTTTATTAGCAATGGGATTAGTTAAACTATATTTTGGTGTGTGATGAAGATAGAAGAATGGGCAGAAAACCTAAGTATGATGGGCGACGGTACTGAACGCCTTACTTACCTGGTTGAACTAGCAAGAAATAAGACTACTTTGCCTTACGAACTTAGAAGTGATGATAGACTTATAGGTGGTTGTTTAAGTAAAATATGGGTAGAAGTAGGTGTAGTAGATGAGCAAGTGCAAGTATATTATGATAGTGATGCAATGATTACTAAAGGTATTACTAGTATTGTTTGTGATTGCTTTTCAAATCAAAGTATTGCAGATGCAAAGAAAATAACAGAAGAAGATTTTCAAAAGTTAGGAATACAACAATTAATAACTCCTCAAAGACGAAATGGATTGAGTAGTCTAATAGGGACAATTATATCTAAAATACAGAGGTTATAAATAGACTTATGATGAAATATGAACTTATACCAGAAGATGACAAAAGACTAAGAACTATAGTCCACAATAAACATAAAATAACAAAAAATACAGAAGACCTAGTTTATAATATGATTATGGTTATGAAAAAGCACGATGGTATTGGATTGGCGGCACCACAACTTGGTGTAATGGAAAGAATATTTGTTATAGGACACGAAAGTACAGGTTATGTTGTATGTATAAATCCAAGTTGGGAAAGAACACAAACTGCAAAATTAGAATTGTTTCAAGAAGGTTGTTTAAGTTTTCCTCACTTAGAAATGCAAGTAGAAAGATTTAATGAAGTACATTGTACATTTACTAATCTAAAAGGCGAAACAGATACTAGATTATTCACAGGAGTTTGGGCACAAGCAGTACAACACGAAACAGACCATTTAGATGGTATGACTTTTGACAAAAGAGTTAAAACAAGTGTATGGCAAAAAGCGAATGCATTACGTAGAGAAAAAATAAAGAATCTACAGGCTCATACTCAGAATGACAATTAATCTCAAAGAATACACTTTACTTAGTTTAGGCGATAGTTTTACTTTCGGTCAAGGAACTGTTCCACCTCATAATAAAGAAGATCCAATAAATGGACATCTTCATAATTTTAGAGGTAGAAAAACTTGGGTAGAGAATTGTAATAATAATTGCTATACTCATTTTCTATCAAAATATTTTAAAAAGACAGTAAATCTTGGTAGTCCAGGAATATCAAATGACTGGTTATATCATATTATGAGAAGATATGTAGATTTAAATCCCAATGAAAATATATTTGTTTTATTCAGTATAGGAGATCCTCAGAGAGGTTCTTATTTTGATTATGATAAAAGAATGAAAACATATAGGTCACAATCTTTTGGATATAATTTTGGACCATTTAATGATAACAGAAAATTTTTAGATGACTATTATACTATTATTAAAAACGATATAACTTTACACTATGATTATTTTTTATTTAAAAGAAAATTACAAGATTATTTTTATCTAAAAAAATTAAAAAATTTTGTTTTTAGTGCATACGATATAACAGATTATAGATTAAGAAAACACAGACACAGATATAAATTTGGAGATGGTATAGGGTTTGTAGCAAGTGAATATATAGGAAGTATCACAGGTGATTTTGAATCATATATGGACAACATCGATAATGATATCACAATTATAAACTATCTGAATTTGAAAAAGTTAAGAGCAAAAACAGGATGTAACACAATAGAAGAATACTTAAACAAAAAAGCACTAGAAAAAGGTATAGACAAAAGACCAAAAGATAGAGTACATTTATCACCATACTTAGATGATGAAGGTAGGCCAGACGGTCATTATTCAAGAGAATCGCACATAGAACTAGCAAAATTATTAGAAAACTACGTAGTTTAACTCACAAACTAGTAAACAATACACATAAATATTAGAGGGAAACAACTCCCTGAAAGGAGAATACTATGATTAAATGGATTAAAGACAGAAGTAAAGAAAGAACAACTTGGGACGGTGCAGTATGTATCGCCTTAGGTCTTATGATTTTATTTATGGCACCATTGGCAAAAATAGCGGCAGGATTGGCTATCGCTTGGGGAGCCTGGACTATCTGGAAATCAGAGTAAACACTAACTAAGGGATAATGGCACCCTGATGACTGACGAATTCAGGAAAGAAGCATACAGACTCTTTTGGCTCGTAAAGGGCCATTTAGGGTGTCATATTTGGAGCGAAGAAGAAATAATCAAAATGCACGATTCATATTTTAGAAGATTATGGAATAATGAATCAGGGTGTTTAGATATTTACGAAGAAGGATTTGAAGAAGCATACGAGGCCCTAATTGGAAAAGAATGATAAAACACCAAGACTTATATTGCTATCAGAATTTTTAGACCAAAGCAAACGCAAAGAAAAAGAAATAGCATATTACGAAAGAGAACTAAAAGCAATCGAAGAAAAACTCTACTGGCTACGTAGAGAAAAAGACCTTACAGAAACAATAATCAAAATCATCTCAGAAGAAAAAGTATTAGATATCAGAGAAGAAATGGAGAAGAAAATGATACAGGATAATGGTGGCCAAAATGACGAAACCTAATACGACATTTAAGTTATCAATACGTGATGTAGAAATCATTGAACACGCACTACGAGCCAAAGCAGGACGTAGGGGAATGGCTATAGCACAAGGCGAAACTTCTCCACAATTAAAACAAGAAATGATTGAGATACAAGAAGTGTTAGGTAGATTACACGCACAAAAAAACTTTTATGCAAAATTTAAAGATGGGAGTCCTTATGTCAGTGGGTAATATTTTTAAGATTTTTAAGAAAGAAGAAAAGCAAGAAGAAAAGAAAGAAATTAAAAAGAAGTTTAATCACAGACAAAGAATAGATGGTGATAAACTTACTGATAAAGAAAAGATGGATAAAGGTTTCAATGGAAAAACCTATACTATAAATGGAATTGAATATGACTTCTAGCATAACAAATCATAATCTTAATATGATTATACAACAAGAACGTTTACACGAATATTATATAAATAAACAGAGGACAATAGAGTACCACAATAAAATCAAACAAGTTTCAAACGATGCCTTAAAGGCATACAATGAAAGACAAGATAGAGTACAGGAGGCTCTACTTGAAATCTACGATAGGAATGGAAAATTTGTAAATAAAATATCGCAGATACCCGACGGAAAATCAATAGACATTTTGATTTGACATCAAATACAACCTATGCTATAATCAACTCGCTTGGTACTTTAAACAAGCGATAAGGAGGAACTTATGAAAAAAATAAGCATAATCGGACTGCTAGTAGCAGTCTTCTTTTCTGGTGCCGTAGTGGCAGAAGAAACAAACGATATCTCTTGGGCATTAACTCTTGAGAGACAAACAGAAGCCAATGCAAACACTGGCGAACTAATGGGAACTAAATCATTGGCAGGAATTGATATTTCAGCAGGTGGGTTATGGGACATTGACAAATCAGGTCAAGATTTTATTGCTCTGAACAAAACAATGTTGAACTTTAGTCATTCATTATCTGACCAAGCAACTTTGTATATAAAGAATGACTTTGATACAGAATTTGTCAGAACTGAGTCAACTGTAGGATTAAAAATTACATTTTAATTTGTTGACAAACACGTTGCTATAGTGTATAAATATAGTATGTTAACGTTGAAGCAACGTAGACATATACTGGACCTGGGGGCAGTACCCAGCGGCTCCACCAAAATACATTGAGTCATAGAGGTTGTAGAAGGCTTGACTATTGTTATTTAAACTCAGTGCGTTTCGGCGGGGCCGAACTAGGATCGACAGGTATGAAAGCGAAGTGGAGTTATCCGTGGTGACCTACGTTATTCGGTCAAAAACTATAAATGCAAACGATAATTTTGCAAATGAAGATTTAGCCTTAGCGGCTTAATCATTCGGGGTTGGCAACTGACCTGGCAACAGAACTAGTTGCACTTTTATTTCGGGTGATTGATGACATATGTAGTAACACAGGATTGTATCAAATGTAAATACACAGATTGTGTTGAGGTATGTCCCGTAGATTGTTTCTACGAAGGTGATAATATGCTTGTTATCAATCCAGATGAATGCATCGATTGTGGAGTATGTGAACCAGAATGTCCAGCAGATGCAATCATTCCTGATACTTCCCCAAAATTCACACAAAGACTTTACGATATCAATAAGAAATGGTCAGAAGAATGGCCTGTAATTACTGAACAAAAAGACCCACTACCAAATGCAGATGCAATGAATCCATCAAAAGGATATGCGGAAAGTAAAGAAAATTTACTAGACGAATATGATTAAGCAGAAGTACATAGGTCTTAGTTGGGGCAGAGAATATAGTAGTCTTCCACTAGAAGGTTGGGTTAACTTTCTTACTTTGACTAAACAAGCAGATGATGTTTCTAAAACTAAAACTTTTGTATATAAAGCACCAATTAGTACAGTAGTTAATGATTTATTAAGAACTAGTGATTATGATAATTACGTGTCATTTGAACTGCAAAAACAAGTAGACAAACTTTTCAGAAAATCAGATATAGTAAAAAGCAATGAAGTAGGTGCTGACCGTAGTGTTAAAATCAATGCATTTGATTTTATACTTGAAACTTTCAGAGCAGGATATCCAATATTAGATCCTCTTTGTTTTCATTATTTTGGAAACAGTAATTTTGCATTACATCCAGGATATACTAGATTATTATTTGGTAATGTTTACAAAGAAGATGTTGATTGTATAATATTTGATTATACAAATGGAAAAGTACAAGATGATTTTAAACATATAAATATCATCACACCAGATGAAACATTTATTGATGTTAAAGAAAAAAGATATTTGTTTGGGCATACGGGCATAGATAATAGTCCAAGACAAATTCATAAATTATCTGGTAATAAAGATGGAGTAATGTATAGAGAACTTTTAGGTAAAAATCCAATACCTGATGAACTAGCAGATCCTAGATTATATAATCCTCCAAGAACGTATAAAAAAGAAAAAGAAGTTGTGACAGTAGACGGTAGAAAAGTACTAGAAAGAAATAAAGGTAGTTGGGAGTTAACACTATGAATTTTGAAAAGAAAGACTTTGGATATCCTGTCTGGACAGTAGATGAGGTATTCTTAGAAGGTAAGTTGGCAGACGAAATTTTAAAACAATCAGAACATTTACCATATGTACCAATGGCTGGTATGAGAACTGATAAGACTGGAAAACGAATTTGGATGAACCATTATGACTATCCTGCATTTAAAGAAGTATGTATATTTTTTGATAGCAATTATGTTAAACAAAAATTTAGTGATGAATGTGGAAAAGACTTTACTAAATTAGGTACAAGAATTGAACTTTGTAAAGATGCTAAAGGAAGTTGGTTACATAATCATTTTGACGATAAAGCAAAACTATTTACATTACAAATATATCTATCAGATACAGATACAAGTACAAGTTTTATGAAAACAAATACACCTGCTAAAAAGAACTCAGGTTGGTTTTTCGCTAATACAGGAACAGAATTGCACGGACTAAAACCACTGTTAAATGATAGAGTTAGTATTATCGTAAATTATGTTGATGAAACTTGGAGAGATAGGTCAGTAATCGTATAATGTATAAAGATAGCAATCAACGAACAAAAGATTACTTAGATACTTTTAATCAAGATAAAGTTATACAAAATTTGGTTGGAACGGATAGCCCGGTAATATTTGATATTGGCGCAAATATAGGACAAACAATAGAGAAACTAAAGAAAGTTTGGCCTAAGTCTACAATACATAGTTTCGAACCTTTACCAGACGCATATGAAAAACTCACGTTTTGGTCAGACTTTTGGAAATCAGTACATACTTATAATATAGCACTTGGTTCAAAAGACGGAACACAAGAGTTTAATGTAAGCAAACATCAACCAATGTTAAGCAGTTTCTATGAACTTAATGAAAATAGCAGAGATAGTATTGCAGTAAACAGACCAGAACCTGGTCATAAAGATTTCTTAGAATCTAGTAAAATACAAGTAAATGTAAGAACTTTAGATAGTTTCACAAAAGAACACAATATACAACATATAGATATAATCAAAATGGATGCTCAAGGAGCCGAACCAGAGATATTAGAGAACGGTATAGATTCGCTTAAAAATACAAGAATTATACTAACTGAACTTAATTTCTATGACTTGTACAAGAAAAGTTGTTCTTTCTATGATTTAGAAAAAACCCTGATTCCCTTGGGTTTCGAACTTTTTGATATTGCTCACGTTAGCAAAAACCCTATGAATGGTCGTACAGATTGGGTAGAAGTAATTTATTTCAAAAAAAATTAAAAAAGGTGTTGACAAACCGAATCAAATTTGCTATATTAGTAACATAGCATATAAAGAGTTATAAACTTTATATTGTAGTGCATCGAAGAGGCTGTTACCAGACGGTCGAAGATGACTAGTTAGGGGTGGTACCCAGGCTCAAAGTCTAGCGACCGAGGGTCACATCGCTCTACCGAGCGGAACTAGGTTCCCTGGATTTAGAATGGTATCTGAGTCGAGGGGTTGGGGGTGAAACCAAGTCCCTCCTACTTTGCTATATTTTTAACTTTACACATAACTGTAAAGTTGAGGGTTGAAAATACCATATAAAAACTCACTTTCATTTTCATTTATTTTCAACCCTCTCTCCCATTTCATTTCAGATACTTGGCTTTAGGGGGAGGATTCGAACCTCCACGTAACTATGTTACAACGGATAAACAGTCCGCTATGTCTACCAATTCCATCACCCTAAACTAGCAAGTATATTACGAATTTTTATCTAAAGCAGAAATCATTCTTGTCATACCGATTCCACCACCAACTCTTGGGAAGAAATCGAATTCTAAGAACTTTTCTAATTCTGCCTCTACTCTTTCTTTAGAGAATAGTTTATAAAGCAATTCTGAATATTCACCATTTGTGATTGTGTGAAAAGTATCACGCATCATTTCTTTATCACAAGAACGTTCCGCGGAACCTATTGTTTCCATACCTCCTAAGATAACATCTATCTTCTTACTTGTAGCACCACCTTCGTGTCTACTCATATTCCAGAACGGAGATGTCATTTCAGGAAAGTCTGTAATCATTGTAGCACCGAATTCTTCAAACATTTTAGTTTCGTGTTCGGCTTCCATTTCTGTCATTGCATCTAGACCAAAATGTTTTTGCCAGTCTGCATATGTTCTTTCTTCTGGTTTAGGGAATTCTAAGTATTCACATAATTCATATTCCATCTTTTTCAAATCATCATATCCACCTGGAAATTCAAATTCAAACATAGGGAAGATTATATCGTGTCTACCTGGAATTGCATTTGGTTCTTGTCTATAGGACGTGGAGACACAAAAAAAGCCCTTTGCATCGGGCTTTGAGAGTAATTCGTGTTCTAACCACATTTGGCCTGTTTGGGGAAGGGGCCAGACTTGGCCTGCATAATTGTATGTTGCTACATTGAACGGATCTTCACAAGCCGCCAATATACTTAATCTGTTTTGAGTATGTACTTCTTCAAAACCTTTATCCAAAAAAAATGACCTTAAAAGGCCAACTGTTTTTGT